AGGAATGCTGGATAGCGTTAGAGGAGTAGACCAATCTGGTAACTGACCACTGAAATGGTCCAGCTTGACAGGGAATCCACCGTACTCACTGAGAGTGGGCGGATTGGGCTCCACTTGCATATTTCCCAAGATTTCCATCAGTGCATACAGCTTTTCAAATAGCGCCTTGGGGTTTGGAGCGGTGGCCACTAGTCCGAGCATGTAGTAGGCCATGGGACCGTCTGTGCGAGGGCGGTTATCATCAGCCTCGTCGTAGAAGCTCTCCACTATGGTTTCAAAAAACTGCGCCGGATTCGGAGAGTGGAACATGGCCTCCTTATACGAAGTCGGGGCCATATAGATCATCCTGAATCCGGTCTGAGCGAAGGTGTTGACCAACGAGTCGATCAACGCCAAGGCCACACGCATGGTGGCTTCTGTTACGCCGGCGAACTCCGAGTTTAGGATGGATACCACCTCAACCATGTGTGACACGAGATCGAGTCCAGTCCCCAGAGGCCCATTGACATAGGTGTCTACGGCGTCAAGAATCTCCTGAACGCCGCCAGGGAGGAGCTTGGACATATCCGCCCTAGCCCACATAACCTCCGGGCCGCTTCTTATGGGAGTGGACGCAAGCGTGTCAAGAGGCATTTTCTCTCCTAGCAACCTCTCCCCTGAGAGCTTGGATCATGGCACATATTCTCTGCGCCTCCACCGTGTAATAGGCGTGGAGTGTCACCGCCAACCCACGTTGTAAAACCTCTATAGGTGTTCCACTGTCAAGCGGCGAGACCTCCTCGCCACGTAAGTACGCCTCCAGCTTACGCAAGTCACTCAGCAACGTATCGAGGTAAGCTCGTCTATCCAGGCCCGCCTCTTCCCATGGGGGCTTCACCTCGGAAAGCTCAGTCTCTAGCTTCTCCAGAGCTTCGATCATGATACCGACCCCACGCCTTGCCCAGGGGCAACCGTAGACCCGGATTGTGCCGTAGGCCCTCCAGCGGTGGTGACGGCGATCCCTGGAGCGACTGTAACAGATACCGTGCCACTACGAACGAATAGATCGATGGCGTCAGCTAATTGGGAAGCTGTGGCCTCGATCTTGGCCGCCGCCTCTGGGGTAAGCCCAGATCCGCTGGCCTGTTTGAAGGTAGTCTCGATAGCAGTACGGAGAGCAGGCTTGTTAAGAGGCATGTTTTAACCATGTTTGTAAGGATATTGCGCCATCACGTAAGGTATACCCAAGGTGACTGTAACGCTGGAACCATCTTAGATCCAGTAGGCGTAAGCCACCGAGCCGCGATTTCCGCCTTGAGGGCGGCAAGCTGCGTCTTTATAGCTGGAGAGGTGTACGCCGGAGAGTACCAAGGATGAGCGTGGCTTGTGTAGTCGTCTATCCAGGTCTGGAGCATATCAAGTAGGCCATTGAGAAAAGCCACCAACTGCGTACCCAACACAGCGGGCTCGGCAAAGCTCGGCCCCCCTAGAAGGTTGCCCAGCACTACAAATGGGCCAATGTCTCCAGCCAATGGCGTGGGAGCCTTGGAAGAAGACGCCAAGGGTTGCATTAAGATGCCCACCCTAGACAACGCCCCGGTAATATCGGTGGCACCGAGCATCATCCTCCCAGAGTAGGCCATAGCCTCCAAGGTAGTCTTACTTGGATCGGTCAGGTTCATAGCGTTCAAGAAAGCGAGCTTACCCGTCCCAGAAGACAGGATACTGAAGTTGCCTCCAGCATTGATACCAAAGTCCTCCCCTGCGGAGAATTTGATAGAGCCAAGAACCTCCTTCTTCAGAGCGCCGCCGATTTCGGAGAGATCGTCTGCGGCGATAACCTCTGATTTCCCCTTGAACTCGTAGGTGACATCCTTTCCAAAGGACACCTCGTACCCACCCGCTACAGTGAGCTTCATACCGCCGTCAATGGTTTCGTGCTTTACACCCTTGATGTGAGAAAAGCTATCCCCAGCGATTGTCTCTTCTTGCCTCTTGGCGTAGTGGCGCACTGTACCTGTAGACACGATGTCTATGGTGCCATCACGCAGTATCTCTATATGCGCCCCCATCTTGTGCTCAATGAGCACTCGTTCCTTACCTGGAGTGTCATCTAGTTCTACTCGATGCCCTCCTGCTGTCCACCAACCCTTTACATGAGGGTACTCCCCACGGAAATTAGACTTGGGCACGCCAGGAATGCCACGGGGAGAGCCCTCTATGTCACTCCCATCGACCTCACCCTGAGCGTGCATGGGGGTGGGAGTCTTGTTGGCTTGATACCCAGGTTCCGCCTCTATGGGGATGCCTCTGTCGGGACGACCGTAGCCCTCCTCGAAAACGTACCCGCCAGAGTATATGGGATAATTGGGCTGCCCCTCCTGAAACTCCACCCACACGCGAGAGCCAACCGGAGGAATGTTTACCGCGCCAGAATCAGAGTACCCAGGTTGCGAAGAAGAGGGCATAGCCCACGGGCTATCATCATGACCATACACAGAGAAGCATCGCACCTTGACGCGCTGCAACTTCCTTGGGTCATCGACGTTTACTACTACACCCTCAAACCGCCCAAAGAAGCGGCCAGCGAAGCGCTCATGAAACTCCTTGGGTCCGAGTAGAGGATTATGCTGGTCGCCCATTAAAAGTCCGCTCCCTTAGTAGGCGGGTATGTTGGAACACCAGGAACGGCGGGATAGGGCTGCGTCCAGCCATCAGGATCTTTGTACTCCTTCTGCGGGCCATCCTGTAGGTGAATCCTCTGGTCAGACACGTTGAGCATCTTCATCTCGCCATCGGGTGTCAGATACACACCACAACCTGGCTTGCAAGAAGGAAGCTCCTGCCCTGGATCTTCTCCATTGTAGTACGGGGTACACTCGTCGTTGGCGTAAGCGGCCAGAACCTCCTCCTCTTGCCCGGCTGGGGAAGTCTTGTTCTCCGGCCACCCAGGAACAACGGTAAGCACTGTGGAAAACATAGGATCGAAACTGTGCCGAACACGCTTCACTCGATAGTGCCCGTTGAATCTCCCCAAGCCACTAAGAAGCGTTTTGTACTGAGTTCTAAACATCGGATGCCCAAACTTAAGAGTAAGCTCAAACTCCTCTATGTCAGGCTCCGAGATTCGCCGCCCATTTACAAAAGGCTTCTGAAGCTCAGTGGCCCCAAGCCAACGCCCGTCTGAGCCGAACCCCGGTGCCTGTGCGCCTATAGCCCCAGCTACGTGCCCTAAATAGTACAAGTCCTCTTCAGTAAGACCAACTGAGGGCTTGAAAAGCGCGGCGACTTTAGGAATGGCCCTGACTTCTGGAGGTAGATTAGTGGCCACCAGTATCTCGGTGGGCACACCAGAGGCGTCGGACTGCTCCCAATTATTAAAAACTGTGACCTCATTCCCACGCTTTACGCCCTCTCTCCATATTTGCGCATACTCTACTCCACCGTCTCCGTTAGAAATAGGCACAATGTCATTGGCCTCTCCCTGCAAAGGAACAAAATATGGTGCCCCCCTATCATCTAACACCACGCCCATTCTTCTTGGGGCGGGTTTACCGTGCAAAGAATCGTATAGACTGTCAAACAGTGCTGTATCAAACCCAGGTGGGGCGGGAAGTTCCCCCCACACCTCTCCTCGTACAGACTGCTTCCTATACCCATAAACCCACTTCTCTTGCACCCCGGTACTATTCTCGTAAGGATACAGCCCCGAGTCTCTAAAAGCCTTTTCACGTTCTGACATATCGGCCTTTTGAATAAACACCTCGTCGCCGGTGTCAGATACCGGACCACATACTCCAAGCGGGTCAACATAGTCGGGAATATCCTCGATCATCTTGGCCAGTGCCGGCGGGGGTGGGGCCACTTCAATTTTGGGCTTCTTGGAGCGAACTCTGAGACTAGACACATCCGAATCCGCGCCGCCAAACTTGATGAAAGCGTACCCGGCGTTCTTTCTGTAGTACGGAGGGCTGAGAACGGCGCGACCATCTGTAAAGGTGAGCGTCCATCCTAGTCTACCCACAGCCTTTCTTAGAAAGTCCCCGTCGTTGTTGCCGTGCTGTACGAGTGGATGATCTTCGGGAATAACAACATCCAGCCCAGGCCACGAGCCATCTTCCTCCACAACTAGAGGAATTCGGCTATCCTTCAGCTTCGTAGTAACTAGCTGCCTTAGTGTAAGCCCAAAGTACGTGGCGTGATTACTGGTCCTAGACAACGCGCCGCCTTCTTCGGCGGTAAAGTCCAGAATTATGCCACCACGTCCTGTCTGCCAGTCCAACATGGTTACTTCGTAAGGACCACGAGTATCGACAGCCAATCGGTGTCCAAAGTGAACGTGTACCTGTGCCTGCATATAAATGACAGGCTTTTGGAGATGCATAGAATCGCGGTCGAAGATGACCATGTTCAGGACGGACTTTTTGCCCTCCTCGTCCGTCATGTTTATGCGCTCTACCTGGAAGTGCTCATCGAATGAGAGCATACGACCACCGATTTCCAGACTAAAGTATGGCTCTAGCTCGTCTCCGTAATCCGGGGAAAAGATGCGGGCGTACTCACCATGCAGGAAAGGATCGTTCATACTACCTCGCCAACAACGAGGCCGTCCGAAGACTGGGAATAGACAACAGCGTGTTCTTGGGGAGGTCCAGTGGGTATAGGACATGCGGATTGGCGTCGGCGATTACCCACCATACTGTGGCGTCCCCATAGAACCGCTGCGCCAGAGCCGCCATGGAATCACCTTCTGCCGTCGTGTAGGAAACCCCAGTAGGGTCAGCCACCCAAGTAGTGTACCGCCGTCCGATTTCCACAGTCACCCTAGACAGTGCCGTGCGTACGCCATTAACTTGCCCGTAGAGTAACTGACGAATCCTTGGCACCGTGGCGTAGCGAGACTTGAAGACCATTACTTAAGCCCCGATAGTATGTTTTTGACCTCTGCCAAAGTATCCTTTAACTGAGCAGTATACGTGTTGAAACCAGTGAACACCTTCGCCGCTTGGATGTCTCCGTATAGGCCAACACTGGCGATGTCAAAAGCAATCTCGGCCGTAGCTTCTACTGTATTAAGCTTCCTGTCAAAGCGAGTGTGCTTCAGTCTTACCGAAAGCACCACGCCATTGTACACCTTGGCCCCCAGAACAAGCTGCGCCCTTCCTGGCGACACGAAGTCTGGTTGTTCTACGGTCATTGTCTTGGGGAAAACGAACTTCCTGAGCGCGTTAAGCTGAAGCTCCGCGTCGTGGGCGGGGCTAGTGTACCTACCAAGCTCTCGTCCATATAAGTAAAGCTCAAACTTGAACTCGCGCTTACCGAACATGGCGAAAGTGGCGGCCGAGAAAACCTGGCCCGGATGCTCTGTCCTCTTCCAATCTACGGTATGTAGCTCTTCTAGTACCGTGGGGTTAAACTGAAAATGCACTGGCGGAAGCTTGTCATCGTTCATCATGGGCTGTCCATTGTCGTAACAATGAACAAGCATACCTTTAGCCAGAAGCGCCTTTCCTGGGGTGTGGCCCTCCGACTTCTGCGGCTTAGCCGCAGGTTCTACGAAGTTGCCAAAAGGATTCCAGCTCATTACGCGCTCCTCATGGCAAGCTCTCGGTCTATGGCGTCGCCAAGGATGGGCATGAACTTCTCAGCGAAAGCCACCATCTCATGCTGGTCTAGGCTCTTTAGAGGAACGTGCATGCTACCTAGATTAAGAGACACGTTGATTGTTCTGCTTGCAACACTCTCACCAGAAGACTGCGGCACTGCACTTGGCGGAACTTTGGGAACACGGCCACTTTCGAGTTCCCATATACGCTGCTTCAGCGCCTTAGTTTCGTCATCAGTAGTGGGGCCGAAAGTGAAGAATGGGAGTTTGGCCTTGAGTGCATCTATTTCCTTCTGAGCGTCGGATGACACTTCACCGCCTTCACGCCGAACATCCCCAGTCATGCCGAACAGTACGGCCGGTATCCAAGTTATTCGAGCAAGAAGCGTCGCCACCTCAGTAAGTGTCCCCATCACCCCGGCACCCGCAGCTATAGAGGCCCACAAAGAAGTAAATGCCGTAGAAAGGGAAGTTATAATGCCAGACAACCCAGTGAACTTGGCTATGGCTGTGCCAACTTTACCGAGTCCAGATACAGCACCACTCCACAGACCAGAAAAGTCCAGCCGCTTAAACATCCCAGTGATTGCATCTATCGTAGCCCCCGCAGCCCTTTCTATGGCCCCCCAAACCGCCACTCCTCCGGCCTTCATACCGTCCCACATACGACCCCATGGAATCTTCTCCGCCAAACCACCGAAGGCCCACTGAAAACCGCCAACCATTAGTGGGCGCAATACAGACTGCCAACCCCACACAAAAGGCTTAGCCAGGAGCGCTCCAGCGCGCTTCATCTGCGCTCCAAACTTCCGCGCGGGATTGTCAATGACGTAGCCTACGTTCCCATGATAATTGATTTTGTAAGGATTTAGCTTCTGGTAGCCCTTCTTTATCAACGAAAACAGCCCCATAACCCCACCAGTGGCCGCCGTTACACCGCCCTTGCCACCCAGCAACCAGCTGAACAGGCCCCAACCCTTGGTGAGGGTCTTGATGGACAGCAAGATGCCTAAGAAACCGCCTATGCCAATACCAAGAATGTTAAAGGTCTTCTCAGCCGCCTCTCCACGTCTAACCCAGAACCCTAGCATGGCTCCGAAGTCCCACACCAAGTCAATGAGCGTGGTGAGCCCCTTGACCACGCCGCCTATAGCGTAAACGATACCCTCTAGGAACGGCGTAATGCCGGTCTTTATGCCCTCCCAAAGCTCCTTGACTATCAAGTAGGCTTCGTAAAGGTTCTTGGTAAGCTCTCTGGAGCGGAAAGACATCTCCAGCCACTTGTCCATGGGAATGCCCTTGCCCTCTACAGCAAGGCTAAGAGCGTCGATAGCATTAGAAATATCTTTTACCCATGCCTTTACCCAGTCACCGAAACCGAAGATGTTCTTCTTATAGAGAACATACATCACTCCGATGGCCGCCCCCAATGCAGCAAATCCGACGATGTACCCCTTAAGAGCGTGATATGCTCCCATTACAGCGTTCTTGTACGCCGTAATCATCAGCGTTCCGATCTTGATATTACTTGCCGCTTGCGCAGCGGACCAACTAAGAGCCATTCTAGCGAATTGCACTGAAATGAACACACCCATTAGCCCAGTCAAAGCAAATGCCAGAGCGCCCACAGCGCCTGTTACATAGCTAATCGCCTTAGCCAATCTGGGGTAGTCCATGGCACTGTAACCCAAGGCATTTACTGCCTGAATGGCGCTCTTATACAGAGGCTTAAAACCCTCATCTACGAGCCCCAACGTAGAGCGCTTAAGCTGCTCGATAGACCCGTCCAACACCTCCATAATGCCCGTGGAAGACTCAAGAAAGTTAGCCTGAGCGTCTTTTACTTCACCGTTAGCCTCTTCTAGGTCGGACACAAATCCACGTAGAGTCTTATGATACTTCTCTCTGTAACGCTCAGCTTGGATAAAGATATTGGTCGCCAGACTGCTGCCAAAAAATGATTGCAAATATGTGAATACCTGATCGCCAAGCCGCCCCCTGGCCTTGGCGACCTTCTCTGTAACTGTGTATATGACATCGATCAAGTTACGATACTGGTTATTGGCGTCTATGAAATCTTCCTTCGTCAACCCTAGCATCTTAGCGCCCATCAACTTGATCCTACCACCCCGCACCCCCTTTCCCTTGACCAAGAAGGAGCGCAGAAAGAGTTCATAGCTGCGAGCCAGATTGTTAACATCCAATCCGGCCTCGGCCGCACTTCTACCCATCTGCATAAGTATGGCGTTTATGGCGATAAGCTCAGAGGGGCGGGTAGCCTTGAACTTGGCCGCAGCCGTACGAAGAGACTCCAAGAGAATGGGAATGTCTCGTACACGCATAGCGCTAAGGGTAGTGGCCCTTAGCAGCATATCTAATGTGTGGGGGATACCCTCCACAGTGGAGTTTAGAGCAGAAACGGACATACGCGCCACATCTGCCGCAGAAGCCATGGATATCTCATTAGCGGAGGCTGTTACCAACGCTGAAGTGTAGTCCATTAACTTATTAGACTCTTGCGAGGAGAAGCCTGCCTGCTTCAACCTCTCAAACGCCTCAGCAATCTGGCCGCTGGTAAACTCCGTTTCCAGAGCCAATTTTCCGATGGCCCCTTGAATGCCCTCGTACTCGCCCCGCAACCCTTCCAACTGCTTGCGCTGCCCAGTATAGCCCATGACCACGGCAACACGGTGCATAGCCACTTCAAAATCTCTGGTGGCTTGAACAGAGGAGTTGAACACCGAGGCTATATGAGAGGCAACAGCGGAGGAGATACCTTTTAGATACTCAAGACCAGAGACTACGTTGAAAAGTCCCTGGTGCATGTCTCGGAAGTAACTACGAGTGGTCTCCCCGAGATCGAGCGTTGTTTGCTGTGTCTGCCGAAGAAGCCGGTTCTCTAGCTGGAGATGCTCAGTACCTTGAACCTCATTGGCTAATACAAATATCAGCTTTTTGGTCTGAGCATCAGGCATCTTTACCGCCCCTTTGCGGCCTCGTTTTCAGCCTCATTCCACTCTTGGATGATATCCAGGTAGGCCAGGAAACGCCAGCGCGGAAGCTCTAAAACCTCCTTTTCAGACCAGTGCCAGCGGTCTGCAAAAATAGCCACAATCCGCACTATTGCATTTTCTTCCTCTTCGGCCCACTTGAGCCAGCGAGCTTCACCTTCGACTGATGCAGGTTCCCCGTGCTGAAAAAACGGTGGATATCCACCCGGCCCTCCCACTTCTGAAGCCTGCCACGAGAATCCTCGGCCTCCAGGGCCACCGTGAGGTCTGCCCCAGGCATGTTCTCCTTCACAGCCTGAAGGATGCCCAGGATGACCCCACCAGGAAGTGCCTCAAGCCGCTCGGGGTAGAAGTGCTCGCCATTCTCTCCTCTAAGGCAGGCCGCCAGGGAAGTGAACATTGCCCGCTCCTCGGGCTCTGCCAGCATCTGCTCCTGGTTCTTGCCATTAGGGAAGTAGTAGTACACCTGGGTATGCGGGTTTCCTTCTACGTCCTTCAGTTCCCGCCCCAGGTCCAGCAGCAGTCTCGGAGCCTCGTCTTCGGGCCAGCCAAACACCTCCAGAGTACGGATGTCGATCTCCTTCTCTACCGAAGCGTCGGAGTCGGAATGGTCGAATACCTGCGTGAAGGTGGGCTCACGAGACAGTAGATTGGTGCATAGCAATAGGTATTCTCTGTCCACCACCAGCATATTTCGGACAAACTCCTCCGAAATGAGCGCTGAAGGATTTTCCTTTTTGTCAAGAAGTCCGGGGATAGCTTGAATAATTCTACGCAGCATGAGGGTGAGCCCCTTGGCCGCGTTGTTCTGCGTGGCCCTGGAGGCGCCTAGCTGTGCGTCCCCGGCACGGATCTCGTCGATGACGACTTGTCGGTAACGGACTCCGTTGACCTCAAGACCTACTGGGAGGGTGACTTGATCAGACGCAACAATGGCCACGATGTCTCTCCTGTGTCAAAAGTGTGACGTTAGTAATACGCACCGGGATCAGATAACTACTCCTGATCTTCCTTGATACCCTCGTTCTGCACAACCAACGAAGTGATCAAGATATCCTTGCCGTTGGCGTCAAGCTCGCCACGAGTGTACTCACTAGGCCAAGCGTTGATGACCGTCCAGGTCTTCACCACAGCGCCAGACTTGTCACGAAGGTCGATGCGAATGGTACGACGGAAACTCTCGCCTCCCTGAGCCCCGGCTTGCCCGTCCACGTCGTAGATCGTCTCAATCCAGTCGCAGAAGTCCGTGTCACTGGACATGCCACGCTCAAGCGTGATGGCATCGAATGAAGACTGCCCAGGCACACGCCGAGGCGTCTCGTTCTCACCCCCCTCACGGTAGTCGATCACGTCTACCGTGTGCTTCAGCCCGCTGATCTTGGAAAAGCCTGCACGAGAGAAGCTGGTCCCGTTACTGTCATCAAGAATAGTAACGAGGAACTTGAAATTGCGATACGGATCTGACGGCCTACCAGCCATGGTCTTCTCCTACTTTCGTGGTTATGCGTTCTCGTTAACCGTTAGGCCGGACTGCATCTGGCCGATACGGAAGATCACGAACTCGGCCGGCTTCTGAGTCGCCAACCCGATCTCGCAGATCATCCGCCCCTCTTCCACGTCCAGCGGAGTAGTGGTAGTGGAATCCAGCTTGATGAAGTACGCCTCGCTCTTCTTGGTTCCGCGAAGCTGCCCGGCAGCCAGCATGCCAGCCAAGAAAATATCCACCTGGGTCTTCACACGTCGCCAAGTAGCCGCGTCATTGTTGCGTAGAATGGCCCAGCGCATGCCCCGCTTGATGGACTGCTCAGCGTAAGTCATCACGCGACGGACGTTGATGTACCGCCACTGCAAACTCTCAGAGAGGGTACGCGCTCCGAATACTAGGAACGTGGACAGCCGAGAACCCGTGGTGCGGAAGGCGCGGATGCAGTTGATACCAACCGGGTTGAGGTCGTTGTGCTCCGCGTCGTTCACGCTGTACGCCAGCCCCACCACGCCCTTGAGCTTACCAAACTCACCCTCGCCAGCCGGAGCCGCCGCGATGCCGCCGTCAGGAGGCGGAAGCTGTTCAACGCGAGCGTAGAGGCCAGCGATGTGCCCAGAGGGCGGCACGTAGATGGTAGGGTTGCTACCGCTACCGAAGGGATCGGAAACCTCAACCCAGGGGAAGTACAGGGCGCCCCACTTGCTGTCAGCCCCCAAAGTGTTGACTCGATAGTTGTACACCTGAGCCTTGGTGTACCCCTCCGGGCTGTCCAGCAACCCGAAGCAGTCCATGCGTGCTTCACAGTAGGCCAGAATCGCGTTGTGAGTGGTGGCGCTCACCGGCAACAGTGACCCGCTGTATGATGGCGGGCAGGTGATGAGGCCAACGTCAGGCAGTGCGTCAAACTCGTACAGACCCGTCTTAGCCGTGGAATTGCCCACCACATCCGAAGCCGCCAGCGAAGTAGTCTCGGATGTGCCGCTGGTAAGGTCCGTCGCAGCGGTCATGTTGGTGGGAATGCTGGCCGGGAAGGTCAACCCCAGGTTCTCGGCCATCACGTAGTTAGAGCCAAGCTCCGAGTCGTTGATGACCGTCTCAATGTAGTTGTCTGCCAGCGGATTGGCAGACATCTGCGGCCATGTCTGAAGAACCTTTTCGGTCACGGCGTCATACACGACCAGAGTATGCTCTACCGAGACAACCGTGCTGTTGTCCTTGTCGTAGCTATTGACCAGAGCCGAAGCCAAATTGACAGTACGAGTCACGCCACCAGGAGCGGTCACTACCGACACGCTATTGACTTTCACGTACTCATGCTTCACAGCCACGGTGTCGGTCAGCAGCAAAATCGAGCCCTCGTCAATACCCTTGGTGGATGTCATGACGATGCTTGTACCAGACGAGGAGGGGCTAGTGACCAGATCCAGTCCAACTCCAGCGGAAGCGTGCTTGGGGTCGTCGTAGACCATTACCGCCAGAAGATTACCATTGGTGCCAGGGCTCTCTTCCCCGCAGTACCCTGCCGTAAATTTCCAAGCCGAGGCAGCACCGGAATCCGCGCCCGTCTCTGCCGGGCCGCTGTCATAGGTGCCCATTCCGGTCAGCCCCAGAGCCGCCACCAGCGCAGCCGTAGAGCCCGCCTTCAGGTCCAAAGTAGAACCCACACCAGCGGTGCCCGCCGTAGCTGTGATAACCATCTCTCCTGTGGCCGCCTGAGTGCACAGCAGCAAGTCGCCGGGAGTGGCGGTCTTGACCGCCAACTCGATCATGGTCTTCATCTCAGTGAAAGTAACTGCGTCCGCGTCGGCCACGTTGCCGGTTCCGGTGATGGGCACAACGTCCGCAGTGACAGCCGTTTGCGTGACCCAGGCCGCTGTTGCCGACACGATCTTGATCGACGCGCCAGAGCCCTTCCGATCCGTAGTCAATCGGAGCGCCGCCACATTCACCGATGCCAGCACGCCCTCCATGATGGCGCCGATTAACAGCGCGTACCCCGCAGCGTCAGCCGAAACAGGGGTTAGTCCGCTGATGTCACAAGTCTTCACCGGCCCGCCATTGATCTGATACGTACAGGAGGTCAGGGCGGGAACTGGGGAAACGAACGCTCCCGCCCCGCCGTCCTTCACAGCCGCAGCGCAAGCCACCGTCACAGTCTTGTCGCCACCACCGTTCACGGCCATGACCAGAGCCTGACCGTTAGACACCTGAATACCGCCAGAGATGTCAACGTTGCCAGCATACTGCGCGAAGGTGGCCACACCAATACCGTCTACCTGGGCGTAAGCCGCCACGCCACCACGAGTGGTGCGGTCAGCGATATCCGAGTAGTGCGCCAAACGAGTGACATAGCACAGCGCCCCGCCGTTCTCGAAGAAACCCTTCACAGCGAAGTAAAGTGACTCGTTCTCTACCGGGTTGCCATAGATCCGAATAAAGTCATCGACGCTAGTGATCAGCTTCGGCGTGCCTACCGGCCCCCTGGTGGCCACGCCTACGAAGCCAGGGATCGAGGAGACGACCCCATTGACCACGTTTTTCGTGGTATCCTGCTCCTCCATGTACACGTCGGGGCGGTAATACTGCGTTGCCATCTACGGCCTCCACTCCAAAGGGTTAACCCGCCAACCGACCGTCCCCGTTCAGGGGATCTCAATCGTGCGGTCTAATGTCTTCACCGCGTCTTCAGCCTCCACCACATTACCTAAATTGTCAACAGGAAGCCAGACATTTCTTGCCGTACCCTCGTCGTACACCAACTTTCGACGCTGCCGAATCGTGTACATCTTAGCCTGGATCTCATGAATCAATGGCGTATCCGTCTTCGCTGTCTCGTCCTCTAGATCAACCAGCACGGCGAAAGTCCATATCTTCCAGTATACTACCGATTCCGGCTGCGAAGCGTCATCCCTTACAACGTGCCCCTTGCAAAAAAGCCAGTGCCTTGTTCGTGTGTCTGGAGCCCCACCAACCGGGGCAGTTCCAACAAGAATGGAGTCTTTTCCTCGTGTATGTGTGGCCATATACAACTGAAGTGCCCTATCCGCCGCCGCGTCTCCCCGCACGTAAGTGGAGACGTTGAACTCCAACCAGTACCACTTCTGCGCCGGGTGCATCGTGGCTATGTGGGGAATCTTGGAAGTATCTATGGACTCAAGATACTCCTCCTCATTCTCCATAACCTCTTCTTCGATGTCACTATAGATTACAGAGATGGATGGGAAGGTTCTTGCCGTGTACTCTTCTGGGTCAGGAACGTCGATGAATACGGCGACGCTCTTAGAAACGCCTTTGACGACAATCGACTTGCCAGCCCACAGCGCCCCAAGAGCCTCTTCAACCTGCTGAATCGTTACGCCCAATTATAACCCTGTTTGTCAAGAACTTTTGGCCCACTGTTCCCCTACACGCTTTTGAACGTTCTTTATGAGCGTATGTATCGAGGCCGCCTTTCCCGACAGTACCTCTTTCGTAACCGGCCCTGCCACCGGACGTGCTGGCACACGCCCATCCCAAGTACCATACTCCAGAATCCAGAAAAGATCACACGCGGGAATCTTGGCTATGGGGTGCATTCGATCTGTCACTTCTACAGACACACCCCCCTTCTTAGTGCCCGCACCATAGGTGTGATAGGTGAAGGCGTGACTGGCTGTGGTAAACCACTCTGACATTATCCAAGTATGCTCTGGGAGTGGAAACCCACGCCGCATTTTCTGCTGCACGGTATCTGTATCAAGTCTAGGCCCGACATCGGAGCGCATCCGCGTTCTTATACGACGAATTGTGGCGATGCCAAAGTTCTTAAGCTCCTTGTCATTGGGCTTCGTGTCCAGACGCTCGATGTCCCT